GTAACAATTTTATTCGATATTCATATGGACTATTGTCCATATTGCCGTCAGGCTCTTTCCATGGCCCGCCTGGTTTGTTGGCCCAGTGTGTTCCGTATAACATTTCAGGATGTAACCTGCCCCGACTAAAATACGTGTCGTGCCCGATAATGGATTCAGGTAAAGGAATTGTATATCCTATTTTTGCCAATCCTCGAAATCCCAAACAGTTTCTAATAGTTTGTTTATCAGCAAACGGTCGACCTGATCCATCACCTAACACAATTTCTTCTTTGTGAGCCTTTTGATCTTTAAACCACTGTGGCATGTGATTAAAGACTGATTCAGGAGCAGAACAATTTAAATATTGTATTTCGGGGTCGTGACAATACTCCCAAGTTAGATAATCTGTTACTTGGATGTCCTGCATTACCAGGCTTTAAGTATGACCAAGTTTTCAGTTCCGCGTCCATTGAACGGGGTTTCAGTTGTGGTAAGATCTTTGTAGATCTTACGTGCTGCCGGCTTGCCTGCGGCTTGCACAGACTTTACAACATCTGCTGGCTTGCGCACAGTTTTTTGCATGGTCTCAATGGTGCTAAAACCAATGATGCTGTTTGACTTCACAGTGAATGCCTGTGTGTGACTGTCAGCCACCAGGTGAATCAACTTGCGCTTTTTGGTGTCATATAACCAGGCTTCGGCTTTGTCCACAAGACTTGCGGCTGGCAAACCTTTGAGCTTGAGCTCAGCAAAGTCCATTAACACTTTGAACTTGGCGGCACGTTTCTCAGGTGGCACTGATTTGACCTTGCGTGGCTTGCGTTCCACTTTCTTGATCTGCACATAAGCACCACAGTCATTTATCACTGCTTCGCAGAACTTCACAAGATTACGCATTTGGATCTTGCTGAAGTTGCCGTAACCCTCAACCAACTGTGCATCCTTGCCCTCAATCACTGTTTCAAATTCTGCAAGTTTAGTTTTCCAAATATTAGCAATATCTGAAATCATTTGAGGTGCTACATTTAGGCCACGGATCACCATGATTGGCTTGTAGTCTGCTGACATTTTGGCGCCTGCTGTCACAAACTCATCAAACATGCCATCCAGTTCACCAGCACACTCGCTGACCTTTTCACGCAACCGGTCTTGAATGTTGGGCTTGGCCGCAACAGGTGCGGCTTCTGCTACCACCACTTCGGGTTCACGTGCAGTTAATATTTCTTGTATATAGCCTTCTAACCGAACTGTCTCAGTGTCTGTGAGTTCCAGTCCTACCATGCTCATGCGGCACAGCCATGCAGTGGTCAATCGAATTGCTGAATCTGGCACACCTTTTAGCGCACGAACATCTGCTTTGCGGCCATTGTGTTCCAAGTATGCCACCAGCATTTCACGGGCATCCTTTTTGCCATAAAAGTAATTGTACCAGCTAAAGGCAGCACTCAGTTGGCTGGTGCGATCGTCTGTGGGTTGCACACGCCATGCAGGTTCCAACCCTGTGTATTTGGTATCAGGACTGCGGGGATTCAATGGCTTGACAACTATTCGTGTGGCGTTCATGTGGGCTCCTGGTGAATTTATACGTAATTATAGCAGAATTGGATTTATTGGTCAACCCCAGAAAAGGTAAACCCAAAGTACTATAAATATACCATGCCCCGCCTAAGTTTATACCGCCCAAATCGCACCAGAGACTATCAATTTCTGGACCGCACCATACGTGAAATGTACACTGTTGGTGGCCTTGACATCTACATTCACCGTTACATGGGACCGCAAGCGGGAGGTAATGATTCGGCCTTGAGTGGCAACTTTGATGCCACTCAACCCACATACGCAGATGTGGATGTGCTGAATATTCAAGATTTGCTGTTGCTAGAAAACCGTGATAGAATATATGATCCTGATGTGTATGTCATGCGCGGTGTATACAACACACAGGATGTGGACTTTGATTTAACACAATTTGGGTTGTTCTTAAACAACGACACCATATTCATGACCTTTCACTACAACACCATGATTGACACATTTGGTCGCAAGCTCATGAACGGTGATGTGATAGAGATTCCAAACCTAACAGATTATCATCCGCTGAATCAAAACATACCACGGGCACTGCCCAGATACTATGTGATCCAGGACGCAGACTTTGCCAGCGAAGGATTTTCAGTAACTTGGTTGCCGCACTTGTGGCGTGTAAAATGTACGCCCATGAAAGATCAACAAGAGTTTAACACTATTACCAACAAACCATTTGTGCAAGAAAACATCTGGGATCCAGGCAACTTTTATCCCACTGGTACCGTTGTGAACTACGGTGATACCTACTATCAAGCACAAAGCAATGTGCCTGCTGATACTGATATCACCAATGCTACTTTCTGGCAAGAGTATACACCAAACACCATCAGTGACGTACAAGGCACTCGTGAAAAAGACTACGAAATCAATGATGCCATCTTGGCACAAGCAGATGCAGAAGTTCCGTTGTCGGGCTATGACAATACCACGTTCTACATTGAGCCCACTACCCCCACCGGTACACCTGCTAATCCCACCAGTTTGACTGCTGACGAAAGTCTCACTGTAGATGGTACACAAGGCGGCATGAGCACCACACCCACAGGCGAAGGCTATGCCTCAGGGTACCTCACTGGCGGCGGTGCTGCACCCAATGGTTTGCCAGTTACTCCTGCTGTGAACTTTCCGCCAAATCCTGTCACAGGTGCTTATGTGCTACGCCTGGACTACAAACCCAATCGCTTGTTCCGTTATGATGGTGTACGTTGGGTCAAAGTTGACGACAAAGTCAGAACCAATCTCAACAATGGTCCAACAAATAAAACACTGCGCAGCGGCTTCGTAAATAACACTGCTACTGTCAATACCAAAGACTTGGGCAACATTCCAAGTCGTCAGAGTTTGAGCGAAATTCTTCGTCCCCGAGCAGACAATGGTGATCAAGGTGGCTTCTTACCGCCAGGAACATAATGCAACAATTTTTTTATGACGAACAGATACGCAGATTCTTGTTGCAGTTCACAAGAATCTTTTCAGGCTTTCAAGTAGAGTATGCCAATGAAAACGACGGTGTTAATGCTGCCGCATTGATACGTGTGCCTGTGCGGTACGGTGATGCCACTCGCAATGCACAAACCATCTTGCAGGAAAACAGTCGCAACAGTTTGCCGTCAACTCCGCTGATGACATTTTACATCACTGGCCTAGACTATGAACAAAGCCGCATGCAGGATCCTTATTTTGTAAGTAGAATCAACGTGCGTCAACAAACCTATAACCCTTCTACAGAAACTTACGAGACCACACAGGGCAACGCATTCACCATTGAGAGATTGATGCCTGTACCATTCAAACTCACCATCAACCTGGACATCTGGACGTCCAACACCAATCAAAAGTTGCAGTTGTTGGAACAGGTGCTCACCTTGTTCAATCCCAGTTTGGAAATTCAAAGCACAGACAACTACATTGACTGGACCAGTTTGAGTGTGATGTACCTGGATCGTACCACCTGGTCAAGCCGCACAGTACCAATTGGCACAGAAAATCCCATTGACATTGCCACACTGCAATTCAGCATGCCAATCTGGATATCGCCTCCGGCCAAAGTGTTGAAACTGGGTGTGATCGAACGTGTGATTGCCTCAATGTACGATGCACAAGGCGACTTGAACAATGCCATTGACAACGAGGACCTGTTGATGGGTACAAGACAAGTTATCACCCCATTCAACTGGGCTGTTGTGTTGATTGGCAACAAACTGCAATGTTTGCAACAAAAATATCTTTCACAAGAACCCAGTAATGATACTGTTACCCCCACAGAAATTGTGCCTGACTCAAACCTGCTGTGGCCAGCAGTGATTGACTTGTACGGTTCGCTACGTCCTGGTATCAGTCAAATACGTTTGATACAGCCAGACGAAACTGAAGTTGTAGGTACCATTGCACTAGATCCCAACGATGACAGATTTTTGTTGTTTGATGTGGACATTGACACCACTCCACAAAACACCCTAGATCCCATTGACGCTGTGATCAATCCACTGACGTCAGGTCCTGGCGATGGATTGGATTCTGCATTGGAGGGGCAACGTTATTTACTCACAGAAGACACAGGATCGCTGAACAATCCCAATCCAGCATCTGCCTGGACAGGTGCCAATGGTCGCGGTCTTGTGGCACAGGCCAATGACATCGTCGAGTACTCAAACAACTACTGGCGTGTGGTGTTCCGTGCTGCCACAGAACCCAACAATATTCAATATGTCACAAACATCACCACAGGTATTCAATACAAGTGGGTAGGCGATGCCTGGGTCAAGAGCTATCAAGGTGCATATCCAGGAGGTACCTGGAGGATTGTGCTGTGAAAGCCGTGGGAGTTTGGTTTCGTAGCAGTGCCACAGGACGTTATCTATACTTGCTACGCAATGACACACGACATCCTGGATCCTGGGGACTGCCAGGCGGCAAGGTAGAAACAGGTGAAACACTGCTGGGTGCAATGGAACGTGAGTGCATTGAAGAATTGGGCAGTATGCCCGAGTATCAACGCCTGGTTCCCTTGGAAAAATTCACATCATCAGATGGTCAATTTGAATACAACACCTGGGTGTGTGTGGTAGCAGATGAGTTTGTGCCTGTGTTAAATGACGAACACATGGGCTATGCCTGGATTGATCGTGGTCAATGGCCCAGACCCATGCATCCTGGCTTGTGGTCAACTGTGAACATTGAGGCAGTGCAAAGCAAGATAGACACTGTAGAGCGCTATCTTGCTGCCAGTTCTTAGGCCTGGCTTTCTTGAAAACTCAACTGAATCTCACCCACTGGGTTTGTCACTGTGCTCAACGCAGTAATCACCACAGCCAGTACTTCTGGTCCATTGGGATATGTGCCTGTTCCTGGAATTGAACTTTGTCCAATCTGCTTGATCTGCGCCAAGTTCAATGTGTTAATACCTGTTCCTTGAATTGGGATGGCAAACAATCGTTCACCACCAGTGATGTCTGCATCCACCGCAGTCACTGTCAAAAACAAATCATTAGTTGTATTTGATCCACCTAGGGCATTACCAAGAATCTTCAAGGTATCACCCACAGCATATCCTGTGCCAGGATTTTGCACACTGATACTTGTGGTAGTGGTTGAATAAG